TAATTTCTTAAAAGCATTGCAAACAGTTTCTAGAGATACATCAAATTTATCTGAATTAAGAACTATACAAAGGGCTAAGTTTAGTAGAATTGAAAAAGAGATAAATCAAAGATTTAGAATGGACCCTAAAGGGGCTGAGGTGTACATGCCTTATATGCTAGACACTAGAACAAGGGTTTACCCTGTTGATTCAAGTGGTGCAAACCTTATCAGTGGGTTAGGTAGATTTACTTTTTCAGCTCCAAGAGCAAAAGCTAAACCAATAACTTATAACGATGAAAGTTTTTATACACTTGTAGATGATCTTATGAGATTTGAAGAGAACCCTTTAAAAGCTAAATTTTCTAAATTTTCTTCAACAGACTCTGTTATTAAAAACAAAAAATCTATTGAAAAAGGCCTTGGTAAAGCAGGAAGTGGTGACTTAGAAAGACATAGGTATTGGAAGTCAGTTGAAAACCAATATCTTGAAAGATCTGAAAATTTATTAAAAGCAATTGATAAATCAACAGTTGCTAAAAATGTTGCAGAAAAAACAAAGATATGGAGTAAATGGTATAGTAAAAACCCTTGGTTAAAAAACTTAAAAGACCAAGAGCCTTATTTAGCAAACTTGGCTGAGATAGGCCGTATAAAAAGAGCTTATGACGGTAATCCTCAAAAAGGCAGTATTAATGAAACAGACTATCCTAAGATTAATGGAGAATACCCTAAAGGTGCTCCTCATTTTTCTACACACTTAGTAGAGTTAGATGCTCCAGCTTCTGGGTCTCAAGTTCTTGGAGCTCAATATGGCGATCAAGAACTTTTAAAGACAGTTAGTGTTTACTCTCTAAAAGAAGGAAGAGCTAAAGGCATATTAACTAAAGAAGAACAAGATATGATTTTAGAAGGTGTTGACAACAATGCTATTTCTAAAGATTTATACATGGAAGTAGGTGGGTTTTATAGTACAAAGTATTTAAAAAACATGGAAGAGCTTGTGCAAACAGATCCTCAAAAGGCACAAATTTATACAGAACTTTCAGATAAATACATTGATGTAGGAAGGGGAACAACTAAACCAATAGTTATGAAGATTCCTTATGGCGCTGGTATGGCTAGGCTTAAAAAGACTATGTCAGCTTTAATAAGCGGTAAAGATAGAATTCAAATAATGAGAGACTATCAAGGAAGGGTTGAAGATCCAACAACTTTATCTAAAAATTTTATAGATTTTCATTGGAACTCTATGGAAAAATCTCTTCAAGAATCTTTAGAGACTCAATATGAGTTTAGAAGATTTTCATCTATTGTTGGTAAACTTTATTCAGAACTTGCAGATGGTAAAGTCTCTAGGAAACCTTATATGGTTAAATCACCTACTGGTGGTGAGACTGACTTTACTGTTTATGCAACTCAAAGTGTCCAAACATACGAAAGTGTAAGCTTAAACCAATTACCAAGTTTTCAACAAAAACGTAGAAACAAAGGGGGTTTTAATAAAGATGGTAGCCGAATAACGGGGGTTGGTCGTAATCAAACTTATACAACTAGTAAAATACCAATGGACCCTAATGATCCGGAAACTCTTAAATTAGTAACACCGGGTTTAAAAGATAAAGATAAATCCCGAAATAAGCAACTAGAAAAAATGGGAATAAACCCAAACAATGTAGAAGCGTTTGCAGTAGACGGTAAGATGGTTCAAGAATTTCCGTTTGCCGGTAATGGGTCTAGAACAATGGCTTCAGCTTTAGCACCTAATGCTGTACATCAGATGGATTCATCTTTTTTAAAAAAACTTGTTACTGCTTTACAAAGTCAAGGTATTGTTGTTTATGTAGTACATGATGCTTTCTTTGTACTTACACCAGATATTAAAAAAACTAAATATATAGCTGGTAAAGTTTTCTTTGATTTGCATAACAATTATAACTTGAGGGAAGAAATGCTTAAAGGTTTAGCAAAAGCAACAAACACTCCTTATGAGACTGTTTTGTCTAGAGTTGATGATATAATGGCAAACCCAACCCCTCAAGAAGAATTGAGAGGTATCAGGTCTTACCCTGATGGGTCTTTAAGAAGAAAACAAGAAGGACCTTTAGGTCTTAAAGAAGTTGATTATGATGGTAATAAAACAGGGCAGATAATAGGGTCACCTAAAGACTCTCCAGTTTATAAATCTGATAACGTAATTATGGGAGGTTAAGATGGCAAAAGCGTTTAGAGATTACAATATACTAAGCAATATGGGTACAACTGACTTAGAGCTTTTAAGAGAACATGGTGGTCCTGAGAAGTATGCAGGGACAAATATGGTCAATACTTGGATGATTAACAACGAGTATAAAGAAAATCTAGCGGCAGGTACATCTGTTGAAGAAGCTAATGCTCTTAAAAACAAAGCCCAAAGAACTGTAGCTGAAGTAAGACGAATGAGAGGCTACTAAGCTCAAGCGAAAAAAAAGGTCGCAAAAAAGACATTGATTGTCTAATTTGCGACCTTAATTTTTCTACGACTTACTATCTGTTACTATCTCAGGTGGCTCTTCTTTTTTATCTTCTGTTTCAAAAGGGCCATTCTTAGCTTGTATTAAAAAACTAATTAAGTTGTTAAGCTCTGTGTCTCCTAATGGGACATCAGATATTTCATAGATAGTTGTATTAACAATTGGCGAATTAACGTCAGTTGTTTGTATAGTTACTTTTGCCATTACTTCCATATTACTTCCTCTCTAAAATTTTAGTTATGGTGTTCTCTGTAAACCATCTAAAATTATTCTTAGATGCCCACTCACCATGTGTACATTTAGTTCCATCTTTCCTGACCTTTGCTCTAGGCATAGGTGTCTTGTAGTTATAAAAAAGAAAGATCAACTCTGTTCCAAACGGTAAAGCATCTCTTATAAACAAATACTTACGAGCTTCAGCAGAGTCCATAAACCTACCTTTAGCTTCAATCAAAACATCACCTATTTTAAAATCAGGATGATAATGATGGTCAACAGTATAGGGTATCTTATCAGGATGGAACTCACAAGGTGACATTATGCCATCTCTTAAGTCTCCTTCCCATTTAGAGTCTGCGTTTCTTACTTTACTTTTCCAACGATTGTTAGGTTTATATCCCATAATTTAGTCCTCGTCTATCCCTAAATGGATAGAAACCATACTTATTATAGAAGAATAACACCACTCGCAAAAAGTAACTGGTGATATACCAAAGTAACCTTGGACTCCACCACATGATGGGTCATAGTCACTTCCGCATATTGAACATTCATCTTTAGGTACAAAAGCATTTCCCTCCGAGTCTGACATAGTTCTCCTATTTATTTTTCCTTAGTTTTCTATAAAGTTCGGCAGTCCTATCTGTTGGGATAAGACCACCGGTTTTTTTAGGTTTAGATTTTTTATCAGCCACCTACCCATCCAAAGAATAATGCCAATACGACAATTCCGAGGAAGATAGTTAGTGATTTATTTTCTAAAACCTTCTTTACTAACTCTGTTACTTGTTCCATGTTACTCCTTTATTTAGACAACTCATTCGTTATGTCTTTATCTAACAGCTTCCAAATAATACCAGCGGCAATTATTCCTGCCAAACCAGCATTACCTAAGGTCCATACTATGTTGAGTATAGAGCCAATTACATCCCCAGTTAGGAATGCCACCTTCTGTCCAAAGATAACTTGTAATATAATTGATAAACTAATTAACTTAATACCAACGTCTATTGCACCGTCAGCTCCGTTCTTTATTTTCTCTAACATTCTTACTCCTTTCATTGTTAAACATCACTATGTTTTTTAGCATAGTACATAAGCCCTTCTATTTTATCGGGGCTTTCCATGAGAAGTCCAAGTGCGGCATTACAATGATGACACAAAAGACCCCTGACCTTGCCGGTTTTATGACAATGATCCACGTATAACTTGTGGTCATCGTCTAGACCATACTGGCAATTCTCATTGGCACAGGTACCTCCTTGCTTCTTAATAAGCTCTTCTTTATCTTTAATAGAAAGGTCATATCTCCATATATCCATATATCCGGGGTTAGCTTTTTTAAAAGCTTTGTTTGACTTTTTTCTACAAGACTTACAATACTTAGAAGAACTACTTAATTGACTTTTGCTGAAATGAGAGGAATCTTTAGACTCCCCACACTTCGAACAAATAAAACAATCAGTCAACAGTATCGAACCCAGAACACATAACAGAATCTGCTGGTCTACAGACAAGTCTGTCGTTTTCCTGAATATTTTGTTGTTTTTCTATTTTTTCCATAAACGGACTACAGCTAGATAAAACTATTATTGCAATACAAGCTACTAAAAATCTCATTCCATCTCCTTGTCTTCTTCAACCAAATCAACCATCTCACATATGTTTCCAGTACAAGCTAGTGTTTTACTGCCCACTGTCATGTCTGTAAGTTCATATTTACTGATTAAGTCCCAGTCTACATTCTTAGGCATTTTATTAAACATTGCTGTGTACTCTTTCTTAGTGCAATCTTCATAGGGTGCTTGTTGATACGAATGGTCAGAGTGCGGTAAGAAACTAACACCTGATACTTCATCAAAATGTTTGTATACCCATGCACCTACTTCCATCCATTCATGCTCCCTAACACTGATAGTTACACTAGGCTTATGCTCACAATAGTATCTTTGATAAGTAAGCCACAACTCTAACTGTTCAATAGCATTTCTGTCATTTCTAAGTATGGCTCCTTGAGGGGCCTTAGTTGGAAATGTAAACACTTTAACACTCTTAGGTTTCATAACATCAACCTCACAAGGTATGCCTTGGTCTTCCATTAGCTGTGCTATTGGGTCTTTAGAGTCTGCCCTAACTCTACGCAAATAGTAGTCGTTGTGTCTAGTATGTATACCACTAGCACTGTCAACTAACTGACTTACTGTACCACTAGGTTTAATAGCAGTAGTTGCAGTTGATTGGCTTATGCCCATCAGTTCTGCCCAATGTTTGTTTACTGTTACTGTCTCTTTACGTAAGTCTGAAAGGAAATCAGGAAGGTTTCGCTTACCATAGTATCCTCTATCTGCATTACTGCCATTCATAAAGCTGTTGTCCATAATACCAGTAAGACTTACACCAAGTAGTGCTTCCTCTTCTGTATTGTGTATCCACTTAGGTCTCAAGCGTTTAAAGTTAGTTAATGATGACTGGAATGTTCCAAGTATCGTAGCTAACCTAACCTTACGCATTATGTCTTTTTGCGTATCTTCTGCTCTAACTACAACTTCAGTAAGATTACAAAATTGACCATCTCTTAATAGTATCTCACTACAAGGGTTACAACCAAAGTCATGATTAGGATCACGTCTTCCATTTTTAGCTACTTGTTTGATTGCGGCTTCTCTATTAAAGATACCACGCTCACCAGACTTAGACTCATACAATGATGTCCACTCTTTCATAAAGATTCCAATGTCAGGCTTCTCTGTATAACATACACTGTTATTACTTAGTGCCATTTCTGGAGTATCGGTCCACCATTGGCCGGTTTTTGCATTACGCATTCTTTCATCAGTCAAGTTAGACAATGACATTAGGGCTGACCTACGTACACCGCCTACAACTACAACTTCTGCAATCTTACACATCATACGATGGCACTCATAACTAGTTAACTTACGACCACCAGCATCCTTAAAGATGTTAGTAGTAAAATAAAACAAGTCGATTAAAGGATCAGGGCCACTTGCTCTTCCTCCAAAAGTTTTAAGTCTAGCACCTTTAGGTCTAATGTTAGAGAAATCCCACTTAGGCATCTCACCATCATAAAGATAAGTAATTAACTTTCGGAAAGCAGATTGCCAACCTTCTTTAGAATCTTGTACTACAATTACATCTTCAACATCTACCATTTGTTCAGGTATTTCAGGCAGTTTATTAATGAATTGTCTTTCAACACTAAAGCCTACACCAGTGCCATGCATAAGAATAAATAAACATTCATCAAATGCTTTAGGGTGGTCTACGCTAAGATAAGCGCAATTGTACCCTGCAATATGGTTCTTAGCTAAAGCAGGTCCTGCTGTCATTAGAGCCCTCATGCTTGGCATGACTTCTAAATTAAGGACAGCCTCCTCTAGTATTTTCCTAGTCTTAGGAACTAACTCTTGGTTGGTGTTCTCTTTTAGGTGTACTTCCATAAAATCAAAGTACCTAGCGACAGTTTCCTCCCACGTCTCCCTTCTCTTTTGCTCAGGTAACCATCTGGCATACCTACTAAGGGCTATAAAATTTTGATAATCTGTTGCTAGTTTTTTCATTGAAATTTCCTCTGTTATTATTTATCATCTGTCTCTGGTAAGAGACCTAATTTTTGTAGTTTATTAAAATACCTCTTATGGACATCTGAGTACATCCTAAAACCTTCGTAGTACTCAGTGTCCTCTTCAATCAAGCTGTGAAATTTTGTCAAAGCTTTAGCAAGTTGCATAGCATCATTACCTTTATCATGTTCCTCTTTTAAAGACTCTTGAATACAAGTTCTTAAAAGTCTGTTCTCACTATTTAAGAGTCGATAGTTAGTGGATGTCATACCAAGTTTCTCCTATTTTTGAATTACCATTCATTGTACAATCGAAGCCAAGCCTCTTTCCTGCAATAGTTGCAGACTCCTCCAGTATCTTAGCGAGTTTATCTGCGTCATTTCTGTTACATTCGAAGTTTTGCTCGTCATGCATAATTGCTAACAATTTACAATTTATGTTATTCTTTTTAATAAGACCGTCAGATACAATAGCCCACTCTTTTGCTAAGATCGCCTCATTACCTTGTAATAGGTAATTAAGTAACTTATGCTCAGAGTCAACTTGAATCTTTCTCCCGTCTTGGGCGGTTATAAACTTCTTACCTGACTTATGAAACTCCTCTATTAACCTAATTTGTAAAGCCTTAAGAAGTGGGAATGTTCTCAAGAACTTAGTCTTAAGTACAGTACCCTCCTTAGCCTTGCCTCCAACAATAGTTCCAAGTTTAGCAACACTAGCACCAAACAAGAAACCATAGATAAAAGTCTTAGCCTGACTTCTGTCCTTAAGTCCTGCGGCTCTTTGGTTGACAGTATGTACATCTGTACCATCTTCCTCTTTACCAGTGATGACCGTTTCTACATAACTAGGGTCACCCATAGCGGCCGCTAATAGCCTTAACTGGGCTGATGCCAAGTCACAACCTACTAACACTTTATCCTCAGGTGCTATAAAAAGACTTCTCATCTCTTTACCAAAAACAGCTTTAGCACCCGGCACGTTTACCAAGTTTCTATGGGACATTCTTCCAGTAGCAGTACCTAAAGTAAAAGGTACACACTCTAATCTACCATCATCTCTACAAACACCAAGCCAACCTCTGTCTTTATTTTTCTGGTTCTGCAATGTATTTCTTCTATGCTGATAGACAGCGTGTAGTGCTATCTCTTGACCAAGATCACCTTTGATAGAGCCATAAGAGTCCTCTGTTAATTTAGCAGAGGTCTTTATCAAGCTCCCATCTTCAGTTCTTTTGGTGTTCCATTCCGTTGGCTTCCAACCATTCTTAAACAACATCTTCTTAACTTCTGCTGTCTGAGTCAACTTTGCAGGAGTAATTTCTACTCTACAGTATGGTCCATTTATGTTTAACCCGTCTTTCTTATTTATAAGGTCTATACAAGCATAACCCTCAAACCAATCTTGTATATGCTTATGAAGGTTCCCAGACTTAGTCCACCTAGGGATAATTGGTTTTCTTAATTGCTTACCACCAACCATTCCTTTCTCATAGTTAATACCTTTTGTCTTCATTATTGTATTACACTCTGAGTTACTGACCCAAAAATCAGGACACTTTACAATAGGTGGCATGCTTGGTTCAATCTTATCTCTAAGCTTATCAATCTCTTTTGTCAAAAACTGTAAGTGTTTCTCAGCCAAATCTCTGTCAACCAACCATCCGTTCTTAACCTGTCTAGCACTAATCTTTGCTATCCTAAACTCACGATTAAGAACTTCTTTTGGAATACCGGAGTCCTTAAACTCTTTTAAAAGAGCATGAAAGACCCTGACATTGATTAAAACATCTTGCTCACATCTATTTAACATTGCAGGTTCAAATCTTAACCATTGGCTTTGAGAGGGCTTAAGAACACCAAAGTGCTCACCCCACATCTCCAGACCATGCCTACCTTTGTACCTACCCAAACGTCTATTAAAGTTTAACAACTGGCTCATAAGAAAAGTATCTATAAGCCTAGCCTCTGTTTTAAAGTTGAATATTTTACTTAAGAGAGGCATGTCGTACATAATAATATTGTGACCTATTAACTCGTCAGCATCTGACAAGTATTTAAGCCCTTCAGCTAAAGAAGGACTATCATCATCATTGTCTGAGAAAGTTATTGAAGTCTTTTTAATTATATCGTAAGTAGATATACACCAAACATTAGTAGCGTCATTGACAAAACCGTTTGACTCTACATCAAAAACTAACTTTTTCATTTCCACTCCTCTAATTAAACTCCGCAGGGGTGCTGTGTAAACGACCTGTCAAATTATCATACCTCGCACATCCTGCAGGGCCTGTATGCCCTGTAAATCTGTTCTTTAGTATCGATATGTTAACTCTCTGTCTTACACCCTCGTCATCAGAGTACTTGTTTCTAGAAAAACCAATGATTTGAAAAGCTATTTGCTTCAAACTTCCAGACCCTTTTAAAGAATCTTCCGTTATTGATGCACCCTCCTCAAAGGTTTTACTTCCACCACTTGTCTTTCTAAGATGAGATACAACTCCAATCCAAACATCATGCTTCTTGCATAACTTTAAGAGATCCGACATAGCCTTGTCCATAGCTTCATTGGCATTACCCTCAACCTCACTAACCGCTAAGGTTATATGGTCTAAGAATATAAACTTACAACCAGATGCGGCCATAAATTCTATCTTATCCATAAGAGAAGAATCAGTGACTGAACCTTGATGGTCTAATAATAGAAGTCTTCCTGAACCTGCAACCTCTTGCCAAGCTTTAGCACCTTCCTCTCCTGACCTATCAAATACAACATCAGGTAAGTTGATTCTCTTGTTTAGGTGAACACCTATGACACCGTCTAGTGTTTCTCTCACAGACTCTTCAAGAGATACAACACCAACTTGATAATCTGTAGTAATTATTAAATGATAAATATCTTCCTTAACAAAAGTAGACTTACCAGAACCAGTTCCTGCTGTAAAAATAGTAAGCTCACCAGTTCTTCTACCGTATGTCATATCATTTACATTACCAAAACAATCAGGGTAAGGTACGGAATCCTCTCTTCTGTCTTCATTAAATAATTCCCAAGTATCTGCAGAATTAATAATACCTGCAGGAGAGTACTTCTCTGCATTCCAAATTGCTTTCTCTAACTCATAGGTCTTTCCTGAAACTAGATAGTCAGAAGCATCTTTACCAAATCTTCCTAAAGCACCAATCTTAGCCTTACCTGTTCTTACAAGTCTTGCACAAGATTTTGCTCCATCTTGACCAGCTTCATCATGGTCAAATAGAAACACAACCTCTTCAAAAGAATTAAGATAAGATAAATTAGCGGCTACTTGTTTATAGGCACCTTGGGCACCATTGATAGTCGATACAACTGCCCACTCTTGCTTTTTATCTTTCCAGACCTGTTGGACAGACATTGCATCTAAAGCACCTTCTGTAACAACAATCCTCTTACAAGAGCCCGGAGCAAACTTAGACTGCCCAAAGAACTCGTCTTTGTTTTTAACAGATCCTATGGCAAGAAACTTTTTAGTATCTAAATCTCTTCTCTCGTAACCAACTATCTTACCTTTGTTGGTTATAGGGTAATAGTGGTACTTAATAGTACTACCATCTTCTTCCGAGTATCCAACCTTTACGTCATAAAGCTCTGCTATCTCTTTCTTAATCTTACGCTCTCTAAAACCTCTAATGTCAAAAGTCTTTATCTCATTAATAGTTTCTGTAGAACTTTGAAATTCTTTAGGTGCCAACTTAATAGTCTCACCTTTCTCTTCATAAACTCCTGTATTTTCACAACCAAAACAGAAATAAGTCATCTTATCACCGTTGTCATAAACAGCCTTATTATCTCTTGAACCACAGGCTTCACAAGACTCGTGTCTAACAAAGACACCTTCTTGTCCCATTTCTTTATTTTTCATTTTTCCTCCATAGAAAAATAAAGGCCAATTAAGACCTTTAGTTGTGTAAATAGTAACTATCGATACCCCTCAATGAAGAGTATCTGTAGGTACTACTTTGTATTAGTAGT